GAAGAAGGTAACAGTTATTAAAGAATTTCTTTTCGCGTCCTGCATAATATAAATATCTACCACCCGGAAGGAAGCGGAGGTTAGACATGTGGTCAATCAGTTCGTCCTTCTCGTCACGAGTTAGATAGTTCTGACACACATCTTCAACCAGAGTACACGCCAGTTCGTGCATAGTTTCTGCGCCTGTGTGTGAGTATTTAGTATTGAAAATATCTTCACTGAACTTGGACCTGAACTGTGGATTTCTATTTGACTTGAACATACACTTCCCCTTCATACTTCTATTTGTTGTAATACAATTCTAAGATTAACTCTGCATAGTGGATAGCTTTCTTAATGTCTTTCTCCCCTTCTCCTTTGGCACGATGGCGTGTGATATACTTTACTACATTACCCTCAAAATAGTCAAGGCTATTAGCATGAATATATTCTACTGGCTGGATGCCGCAGTCTTTGTAGTGATTGCCTCCAACCTGCTTGGTCAGAGTGTTGTTGGTGTCTTCTTTATAACGTCTTAGATAGTACTCTTCTGATCCTTCTCTAGAGGAGCGTGTTGATCCTTCTTCTGACATTCTCTTGATCTCCTGTTTCGATTACCTTCAAAGCAAAGCTCCTTACCTTGTGAGGTTCAAGCCCTGCATGGGTACAGATTATTTCAAAGTCTTCGCTTGTCACACCAACAGATGCAAAGAACCATGCCTCAGCTTGATCTCTTTCAAGTGTAATACTGCTGGCTTCATAGCTTCGTTTCTCTTTAAACAAGTCTAAGAAAGCCTGTAAGATAACAGATACGTATAAAACTTTATGTGGGTCTTTATTTAATTGATCGTATAAGGATTCTAGTAAAGGCTCATTCATCTAAATTAAAATCCTGAACTGGTCTGTAGAACTTACCGCCTACCCAGTTGTTGTAGTAGGCTGGCTCGTCTGTGCCTTCCAGCGTAGCAGTCAGAACATGCCGTGTTACTTGATGGTAGCACTCATAATATTTCAAGCTTCTCTTGTTTTTAAACTGCCCTAGAATTTCAAATCTAAAATTATCTTTACCGTGCTTATTAATGTCTTCCTTGAGGTGACGACTAGAACCTGCATATACTTTCCAGTTGGATTCAGTCTTCTTCTTACCCTTACGGAAAGACCAGTACTGCTTACAGCCTATGTAGGCTTTCTTTGTTTTTTTATTTGTAATGCAATAGACAAACCCAAAATATTTATGGATGTCATTCTTCTTATCATACTCCCAGTGCATTTAGTATGCAACCTCTTCAACATCAGGTGTCTTGTTTACTTGGACAAGATGTCTTTTACCCGCTGCATATTTAAAAGTACGTAAGCCTTGGCCTTGATTCGCATCTTGCCAACATTCTCTGTTATGGCGGCAATAAACACAACCAATAGGAAGACGCATGTTACCAGACTTACCATCAGGAACAGCAGAGTAGCACCTATCAGGGACCGTGGACGACGGCGCAACCACTTCCTTGAGTTCTTTGATACGTTCAGACGCATTTATCATCTCCATTGAATGCACTTTTGATAGACATATCTCACCAGTTGATTTATCAATAACTAAGAACCCAGCCTCGCTCAATCCATTTGCTTGTGCATAGGCTGAAATCTGTGCGATGTAACCGAAAGGATCGTCGTTCACCAGATCGTTACGCTTAAACTTATCAAAGCTCCTGCCAGATGCACTCTTACAATCAATAAGGACGCCATCAATAAGGGAATCTTGATGTCCCTTAACACCCTCTAAGGTTAGCTCTCGTTGCTGGTCAGTGACTGTATGTCCTGAGACAGTAGCGCATAACAACAACAGTTCTTCTAAAATATATCCGTATAAGAATTTAATTCTTGTGCTTGGTTGAATATGATCTTCAGTTGTTTGGTCTCTTGAGTCATACCATAACTGTCTGTTTGGTTTGCCAATGGCTGATAGCCGTAGACCTCTACGATCCCTTGGAGTTTCGTTCATGAAGTCTTTAACGTGTGTCTTCAACATCTCTCCAAAGGTATCAATGTGCTTGTCTACCTCGGCTTCATCCATATCAATAGGATCAAAAGTAAATAGCTTATAAATATCTTCAACTAAAGTATCAATTGTTTTTGTCATAAAAATTAGAGGGACACCTAAATTAATAGATGCCCCTCTTCTCCTTTTAAATTACGAAGCTAGGGGGAAGTCTACTGCTTCGTTACTCGTGTACCCATCAGGGACCACATCAAAGTCAGGACCGCTGCTTGCATACTCAACAAGCTCACGTACCTGCAAGGAGTCAAGGTATCCCTTAACACCTTCTTTACCACCAAAGGTCCATGCTTTAGCAAAAGCTTTTGCACATACCTTTGAACCATTACCAATCAAGGTATTGGCAGGGAAAGAATTGTTCTGTGCGTCCACTACTCGAATGCTACGGGGATCACCATTATAGTTAGTGGTAAACTGTTTTAGCGTAACAAAATCACCGCGCTTATCTTCTGGCTTGTTTGCTGTTACATTCTTAACAGATAGTCCTGCATCCTGTGCAATCTTTAAATTGTCTGGGTCAAGATTACAAATGTCAATCGTGTACTCAGGCTTCTCAGGGTTGATCGTGTTAGGCTCAAACACCTTTGCCCAGTAAGCTTCACCAGTAATAAAAATAGGGGCTGCATATTCGGTGGTAATCATTTTAATTTCTCCTAGAGTTTCTATTTAGTTTCCATCTTGTCTACTACACAAGAACAAACATTATAACATAAGGTTGATATGAAATCAACACTTCCTTGTACTTTATTTTTACATCATACTCTCTTTAAATAGGCTTGTCAACTTATTAATGGGTCTCTGCCCATGTTTTTCCTACTTTATATTCTGAATCTAAGGGACAGATAACTCCTAGTATTTTCTCAGTGTCCAGAATAGCTTGCTTGGTTATCTCACAAAACTGAGGAGTATCTTCTATGCTAACTTCAAACTGATACTCATCGTGAATAGAACCTACAAGCTTGGCATTTAGTTTCATCTCATTGATTTGCTTTGTCATCTGAACCAACCATTCCTTACAGATGATTGCTCCTGCACCTTGCAACAAGGTATTGAGTGCAGCATGTTCAGACCGTATCTGCAACCACCTACCATCTAATCCTTTGATAGACCCTTGGGTTGCAGCTTCAGTGACTTGTGTACGAAGTCTTTTCAGGGCTGGCATGTTGCTTAGAAAACTTTCTATAAGCTCTCTGCCCTGTGCTGCTCCACCTCCAACAACCTTACCAATCTTAGCAGGACCAGCACCATAGAGAAAGGCATAGATAAAAGTCTTTGCCTGATCTCTGTTGGTGAGACCTGCCATCTTCATGTTGGCTGTGTGTACATCTCCATTAACTACTTCATGTATATACTCCTTGTCTTTCATGTAGTGTGCAAGGCACCGTAGCTCTAAACCAGAAGCATCAGTACCTACTAAGTTATAATTGTCTGGATCAGAGATGGTCCATAGTGATCTGAACTCTTTACCATAAGGACTGTACGAGGCTGGGACTTGTGCCATGTTAGGACTATTGTGAGCCATACGGCCCGTGATAGTCTTCAGTGTCATTACCTTGCCTCGTACCTTGTCGTCATCGTGACACTCTTTGATCCACGATTTGAGCATGCCTGTTCTCTTCTGTAGCAGGAAAAACCTACTGAACATCTGAGCTTCTGGCATCTTGATGTGGCTTAGAGTTTCTTCATTGACAATAACATTACCTTTGTCTGTGTGCTTAGTAGGCTTCCAGCCCTTCTCCATCAACCGTTCTGCTATCTGCTTACGAGAAGCAATGTTAAAAGGTATGTACTTAACCTTTGTCTTTAGTTGTAGTTCTTTAGGTGGGAACATCTCAGTTGCTGTAGCCACTAAGCCTTCCTCTTCTTCTTGTAACTCAGACAACAGCATCATGGCTCCACGAAGGTTAAGAGTAAAACCATTCTTTTCTTGCTGATCTACGATAGCCCTAACACAATTTTCTAAGCGTATGCTTTTTGTAGAAAACTTTACTCCTTCTTTGTCTAGCTGTTGTGCTACCTTGTGTGTAAGCCTAACGTCCTGCTTACAATACTCTAGCATCTCTGGCGTGTAACAATCAAACTCTTTGAACTCTATCTTAGTATCACTCAGTCTCTCGCCCCATGCCTTGAGGGAATGTCCTCCTTCTCTGACAGGGTTAAACAACTGTGATTCAATGAGGGTGTCACGAATCTGTCGTAGCTGTATTGTAGAACCTATCAGTCTGTTTAAGACAGGTGCATCAAAGCTAATGCCATTGTGCATTATAAATTGTTCTACATTCTTAGCCCACGAAACAAACTCGTGACACTCCTCACCTACCCACGACCACTCAGTACCGTTGTCGTAGTCTCTTGCTACGATGCAGTGGATAACTGTAGCATCAATAGCATCTGTTTCTATGTCTACAATAGCCCTCATATTTAGAAAGGAATATCTTGATCATCTTCATTATCAACAAAAGGATTATCAATCTGTGTCATACGTCCTGTCTCACTGTCGTAATGGAGGTGTGTCGATACTCCTGTGTCTCCTGTGTAACGGTTCTTCAAGATGCGTA